TCATCCCTGCTAAGGAGGTCGAAGAAACTCCAAGGGCGGAGTATCTCCTTCATGATGTGCTTCCCGCACACCAATCTCATTGCTTGCAATTTCATGATACTTTCTCCAGTGCAATATTCAGGTGCTTGCACGACCGGCGGTATTGATAGCCCCGACAGTCGCAGAAGTTGAACCCGTGAACCTCTGTGATAAATACTTCGTAGATTGTGCCACCACCCGTTGCGGTGATCTCGATACCCTTCTGCCCGTTAGGGCTCTTACGCTTCTCCGGTGCAACGTAAGGTGTCTTTAGTGCTTTGAAGATACTGTGCTCCGTCTCCGAAGCGATGACGTCATCACCACGGAACAAGCCGTAGCGATTGAGCTTCATACCCATGCCCTTGGCTTTCGACCGTAAGGCAATGTTGAACTTGTAGTCGCCCGTGAGGAACAGGAGCCCTGCTCCCTCACACTCCTTCTTGACGAAGCAGAGGTTCAGTTCGATGCCCTCAAAGATCGTGCCCTTCTCGAACGTCCCGTGCATGTCCGGGTCGATGACCAGGATATCAATATCCCTGATCATCTTCTCCTTGCGCCGGATCGAGCCACAGATGTGGAACTCAGTCTCCGGTGAAAGCTCCTTCCACTTTGCCGCCCAGTTGCCAGCAATGTGGATGGCGGTATCGAGCTGAATCGGATCACCCTTGCTCATTGAGCACCGCCAGAAACTCTTGGCCCTTTTCGAGACCAGCTTGTGTTGCCTCGAACGTGGGCTGGTTGATCCCGAGCCCAAGAGCCAGGCCAAAGGGCGCAACGATCCACCCCTTCTTAATGCAGACAGTCAGGATTGCCTCAGTCGTCGCCATATCGTGTCCACAGTCTAGATACAGGTCGCTTGCAACCTGTGAGATGACGGCATCCTTGCTCGTTGCCGAGTCGTGATCGTGCAGTGGTGGGAATCCCTTGAACGCGAAACGCACGAGAAACCGTGCAATGATTTCAGTAGGACTCTTCATTAGATCCGCCTCCCGAAGACGATCTTCTCAGGACCGCGCTTGAAGTCGTCGGTGTAGACCTTGGTAATCGACTCGCGCATTTGAGTAACGTCGTCGCCGTAGTAGATCTTGTCCAGCTCTCCGTCGAAGTAAACGATTGCGTGGTAGGTATGAGCGTAACCCTTCGGACTTGTGTCTTTGAAGCTCAGTCCCTTGTAGGTCCGGGTGACCTTGAACTCGCCTTCGACTTCTTCCTCCATGAAGATGGCGACATCGACATGGTTGATCTCACACGTTTGCACGTCGTAAAGCAGCTTGGCTGCTCGCTGGTTAATGTGACAGTCGTCTGCCACCTGAGTCATGAAGGCTTCGAGAGGCTCGTCCTCGTCTTTGTTGACCTTCTCGTAGACCAGGCGGAGGCTCTGCTCGCTCTGCTCCCACGCTTTCCAAGCCTGGTCAAGAATCGGCTTCATGTTCCACTCGGAATCTTGATCGAGTGCTGATATGAATAACTTTCTCATGATGATGTCTCTCCTAATGATGATGATGAATGTTGATTTCTAAATCCTGCTGAACACACAGCTTAACAACTACTTCCTTGATGTGCTCGTCGATTGCCAGCCTTTCATCTGGCGACCGTCCTGTCTCGTTTGCATGGTGCGGAATGTTCCGCAACATTTCCAAAGCATCCGGGCACCCTGATGTCGCCATCGACTCAAGAATCTGGATGGGTGATCGGTCCAACCACCCCGCGAAATCCTCAAGCGAGTGCTCATACGTTCTTGGGTAGTCCATTAGTTCCCCTCCCCTGGGGAGCAGACTCCACAGTTCCGATCGTCCGGTTCAAACTCACAGGGTTGGGAGTGAGCACACTTGTGACACGCCATTCCTCCTGCTTTGCGAAGGAAGATAGTCGTCTCCTTACACACGAAGCAATGCCGAAGCTCTCGCACCGGCCCTCTGTTCTTCGTCGCTCGCTTCCTTACCAGCGTCTTCCCAATGGGAGCGGGCAGCCCATTCCAGAACTTCTTATCACTCTTGAAGATCCTCTGGCGATTAACATTCTTCCGAATGTGGATGGCAGCATCCTTCTTCCCTTGCTCGATCACTTCCGGTCTAATCTTTCGCAGCTTGCAGTCAGCAGCGTGCCCTACGATTATCGACTGTTGCTTACAGTGCAAGCACCGCTTGTTCGGGTTCTCACCGAGCAGCCTCTGAATGCGAGCGATGCCACCATCTTGCTTGAACTTGGCAGCTTCTCTCGCAAGTCTCGCTTCCTTCTGTCGTTCGATGGCTGCCATCATGTCGAGTCGTTTCTGATGTGATGCCACGGCTATCCTCTCCTGGTTCGGTTCGCCCCTTATCTTCTCACAGTCGAACCGGAATGCAAGCCTAAATAAAAGATGTTTCTGGGTGATGCGATGTTGCGATCCATAGTTCAGAAGGATTGAATTCGTGCAGCTCATACTTGATCCCGTTCGGGTCGAAACAGATGTTCCCATCCCAAGCGACCGCGTGGCCACGGCCCTTGTATTGACCAATGAGTATTCCTCGCCTCTTCTTGGCAAGGCACTCGAAGCGTTCTCCTGCTTCTTGCATCTGGTAGACGCCGAGCCAGTCTGATGGGGCCATCGCCGAAGCAAACCGGGGAAATACTTCGATAGGTGTTAGCCAAACGTTGCGTTTGATGCAGACATCAATGATCTCTTGCACGTGGTGTCCGTTGTAGCAGTGAGGCACACGTCCAGGAAACACGCGCCGCATACCATCATGCCCAAGCTCCTGGATAAGGACATCCACGTCCTCACCCAGGAGCATCGCGAGACTATACACCAGACATTGGTGCACGCCACTTGGCATTCTAAGGAGCTTCAACTTTCTCCTTCGCTGATTCGAGAAGCGACTCAGGAATCTCAATGAACTTTGTTGCCTTCTCTTTGAGATCACGACTAATACCACAAGCCAAGATGACAACATCAACACCACGCCGGATCGCCCAATCGACAACAGGCTCGAGATCACCATCGGCTGTGCCGAGAATAACCATATCGAACCTGTCGATCATATTGACGATGTCCATTGCGATGCCGACATCCCAATCAGCCTTGCGCCGTAGTTCGTTCTCACTGTTGAATGTCTTGACCGTCTTGAACTTTGTCTGGAACCCTGTCTTCTCCAGACAATGAATGAATCCTGCTGCTTCATTACTGAGCTGAGAGCCGTAGGCAATTACCTTTACTAGCTCGCCAAAGTCGCTTATGAAGTTAAGATACTTTCGGTAGTCCAATTTTCGATACTCGTACTTCTTGCCGATGCAGTAGTAGAGGTTACTGACATCGACGAAGACTCCAATGCGTTTCATGTTCTTCCAGTGTTATACATGAGAGCCATCATTACTTGAACCCGGATAGGTAAACCCACCAGTTGGGTCGCTTGAAAAGCTTCTGATACTCTCGGTCCTTGTGACCAGTTAGAATCCAAACACCTGAGCCATTGGCACAAATCTTTGGAAAACACTCTAGCTGCGCTGGTGTAAACTTTGAACCCTTGAACTCCGGCTTCTTAACCTCAATCCATCTTTGTCCATATACGCTGTGACACGCAAAGAGATCAGGGAATCCAGATTGATACATATTGCCATGGGTGACCATGACATACCAACCCTTGATCCTGAGCATATCAATAAGAGCTTGCTGAATTATTGCTTCAGGGCCCTTGCGGTTTGTCTGCCGGAGAGGTTCCATTACACACTCAATCGTGCTAGGAGGAGAAGTTGAATAGCTTTGTTGATATGCTGATGATACAGCGGAATGGCCGTTGTGTCAGCACTATTGTGTGGGATATTGACTCTCAATACTTGAGCCTCGGTGATCTCCTCAATCGCCCGATGCTCGTAGAACTCAACACTTCCTACATCACTGATGATCGCCATCGGCCCCGGCTTCTTCGGGTTCCAGGGAACCTCCTTCAACAGGGTTCGGATCGCGGTTAGTGAGACGTGTGAGTTCTTCTGTGATCTGCTCATGACTAATGTCCAATTTTTCCATGACGATTTTACTAATGACAATGAGTTCCATCACCTTGATGGAAAGTTGATCGAAGCTAGCTTTCAGTGCTTTCAGCCTTAGAAAGCCCTGCCTTGGTCTTGTTTTGTTTTGCATTGCGCTTGCTCTTCTTGTAGAAGTCGGGACGTTTACGGCTGACGATCTTGCTTCGGAGTGCACTCAGTGCATCCTTCAGGAGGAGGACTTCACGATACTCTTCAAAGCCACCCCAGTTCTTGTAACGTGCCCACATTGCGTCGGGCTGCATTGCCTTGATGCGTCGAACCTCAGCGTATTCCGTGTCGTAGACCTCCACAAGCCAATGATGCGCGGGTCGAATGAAGTCTGCCCGAAGATCCGTTGCGTCCTCGGGAACGAGAAGCTGTTCTGCTTTGATGCTGACATCCTCTGCAATCAGAGTAGTCATAATAGCTCCACCTTTGAGGCGCATTTCCTCAAGCATGGAGTCCTTGGTGTGTCCCATATTTGTCTTCCTTTTCTTTAATATCACGAACGAGTTGCAACTTTCCCTTACGGGAATAGTTTGATATGCCCAGTTTATAGGCTATTTTCTTTAGGTCTACGAGCGGCTTCTCTTCTAGCTGTAGAGAGGGGTGGTCCTTCATCCATCGGATGACGCCATCCTTGTTTGCCTCGAACAGGTATTGCTGGAGTTGCACTTTGTCGCACTCATCTGAGTCACCCCAGAGGCGCTCAAACTGCGGGCGTCGAATCATCGCCTCGATGCTCCGGAGTTTCAGGAGTCGGTGATGGAACTCCTCCTGTAGTTTGATCAGTCCTTTGGCCATCCTGAGCTTCCTTAATTGCAGCACGAGCGCGGAGTTCTTCCAACCGTGCTTGTGCTTTTGTCGTGACTAAGAGCTGCTCGTAGGTGGCACGCTCATAGGTATTCAGTTCATCGTTCAAGCGGATGGTCATGAGATTACTAAGGATGATGAAGAATGGATTCATTTCTCTGCCCAGCTCTTCAAGGGTGCTTCACCCATCTTCGGTGACCAATCAATCTCTGCCAAAGGGACGTGCTCCTGTAGCCAGACCATAAACTCTCGCACTAGCTCATAGATCCTATCCGTGAGCCGGGGTAGCGCGGGAATCATAATCTCATCGTGGATGTTTAGCGGCTGGACATGCCACTCATGGATGCCTGCTGGCTGGAGACCCCAAAGCAATACTTGTAGCTTCTTCGTTACCTGAGCACCAGAAGATTGAATAACGTGGTTACCCGCAGCTCGCATATTCGCGGCCTGGACCTGGAACGCTGCACCAAACAGCGAGGAACGTAGTGCCCCGCAAGCAGTCTGTATCCGCTCACGGCGAATAACCTTTACGTTTAACTGTTCCCATGCCTTTGGAGGCTTCTCGGCTAGCTCAAAGAGCGCCCGACAAATCTTATTTTCGAGGGTAAAATATCGCCGGAAACCAAACATACTTTCAATGTAGTCGTGAGGTTCATGCCACTCAACACGAGTTCCAATTCCATTGGGCTGTCGCATGGAGCAGAACATGTCGAAGATTTTCTTACGCTCTTGTCCCCAGACCTTGTGTTCTTTGCACCACCGTGCGAATGCTCTGTCAGCGTCTTCCTCCGTAATGCCTACCCGTGTTTGTAGCGTGTAAGATTCTCCACCGTAAGCGGTGGCGTAAACCCCTTTCTTAGAACGATCATACTTGTCCTTCTCTCCGGGGAGGCCCTTAGTTGCGAGAATATCTTCGTAGCTGAGGCCCTCAGACTCGAAGAGATACGTGCCGAAGAGAGCATGGATCTTAGTGTCGGTTTCGAGGGATCCATTACATTCTGGACAAGTGATGAGGACATCTGGATCCTTTTTGCTAGGGATTTCTCCCTTGAGCTTACACACGTGACATGGCTGCTTGGTGAGGAGTTTCTCACGAAGCACAGGATCTCCGTAGGCTGCGTCCATGAGGCAGATCTCAAAGCCGCTGAAGTCTCCGCCACAAAGGACGAGGTCCCCATCACTAAGACCAAACAACTTTCGGAAGACCTTATCATGGGGGACACCTTGTGGGTTCATGCCATCGGCACCAGCCATACGTGTTGACAAGGTTCCGATGACCTTGACACTGGCATGGAAGCGTCCCGCGATCAGGAGCTTGTCAATAAGCTGAACGCGCTTTGCTGCACGTCGCGCTTTGAGCACGGCTGCTGCACGTATCGCTGCCGGATGCTGGACATCGGTCTTGATGAGACCATCCTTACAATCCGGGCATCGCTGGGAGTCCGCCCAAGCTCGAAGCTCTGCCGCAGCTAAAGCATCGTAGTCTTCGCGGTGAACGTCCTTCGCTCCAAGGCTACTGACGAACTCCTTACCACTGTCGATGGTAGCCATCCCGAAGCAACTGTCGCAGACCTCCATAATCATGAAGGTGGCAATCTCTTCAAGGATAATACCCTTGGTAGAGATCTTGCCCTTACCGTCTCGCATCACAGAGACTTCGGTCGGGGATAGAGCTTCTTCGATATACATACGCACCTTACGATGCGCGTTGTGGTTGAAGCCTAGCTCTTCCTCTTCGGCCTTCTTGACCTTGCGGAGTGCTCGCAGCCCAGGGAGATTGATCGAGAACCCACGCCACCGAACCGCCGCCACGTTGCAGGCAAGGATGCTGTCATCGTCGTCTGCCTTGGGATTACCAAAGAAGGTATACAGCCCTTGCAGATACTTGACGTCATCCGTTGCATACTCACGTGCGAGTCTGTTGTAGCCCCAGTGACGGATGTGCATCCCGATCTTCTCGGGCCACGCACCTTTCCAATCCTTCGGGGTTCCAACAGACTCAGCGAAGGGAGCCCATCCATTCTCTTTCGGGTATGCCTTCCTCGGCAGGTCAATGTCCGAGAACTTGATGACCTTGTTCTCGACGACACCGAGAGCATCCACCGCCAGAGCCTTAAGCCCTGACGATGGTGCGAACTTGAGGACGACATCCTTGAAATCAGGGATGACCTCATCGCAGTCGTCCTTGATGTCGTAGACCTGCCAACGGCGCTTCTTATCCTTGAACCTAGCGAAGTAAACATCGCTAAACGGAATCATCTCTCCGAGTTTGTCAGCCAACAATTGTGCAAGCTGAGTAGGAACCCGGCGGATACGCACATCACCCCGATCCATGGTGCTCTGGTAAGGACCCTTCCGAGCATGAAGGAAAAGGTCAAGAGCGCCAACAGGTCGAAGGCACGGACCGTCACGAGCCTCCTTCTCCAAGAGAGCGTAGGTTTCGATATGGTCTTCTGGTCGGGCATCGAAGCCTACCTTATCCCCAAGTAACTGGAGGGTTGTATATGTCTGACAAATATGGAACCAGTCAAACGCGAGGTTGAATGCGACAACAGTGTTCTCGCAGAGATACTCAATAAGCTGCTGAGTTTCCCATATAGGTGAGGTAAAGACACTGTGCAGCTTGATGGCACCATCCACTCCCTCAGCGTGCTGAATGAGCAGAATGGGACCATGAAAGCCGCATGTTTCAGTATCAAAGAATACTAGCTTCGACATTACGGGAACCTGTAGCCTCGGCCTTGTTCCTTAGCGTGCTCTTGCAATGCTGTGTGGATGTCGAGATCCGTGATCTCACCAGCCGCCCAAGCCAACAGCCTGGTGCAGATGTTGTTGCCACTGAACTCCGCGTAGATGTGTTGCTGGAGGTCGAACATCTCCTGGCGGTCACGTTGCTTCTTTGTCTCAAGCTGCTTCTTCTTGGACTTCTTGACCTTCTTGCGGGTGCCCTTACGGCCCTTGAGCTTGTCGTCCTTGAACTGCTTCACGACATCGAAGCAAGCCTCTTCGCCGCTGTCCTTGAAGTGGGAGTAAGCATCCCGGATCTGCTTCTGACTCAGCCAGCCAGCAGCAATCTCTTCTTGCACAAGCTCCGGGAGACGCAGCACCATGTAACGAACCTGCACCCAGCCACGTGAGGCATTGAGACGAGCGGCGCAGTCAGACTCAGAGACACCCAATCGCTCTAGCTTGCTCAAGGCCCGAGCCTCTTGCATAATGTTGAGATCCTTACGCTCAAGGTTCTCACTCAGGTTGAAGATGCGAGCATCCGCCTCGTCACCCATATCGCTACGATGGACAGCGGGGATCGCGGTCTGCTCGTTGACGATGTAAGCGTTGAAGCGACGGTAGCCTGCGATCAACAGGAACTTCTTGTCTGGGTTCGCGGTTAGGCGATGTCCAGTCAAAGGCACAACCACAACAGGTTGGATTAACCCATTGAGTTTGATGTTCTTGGCGAGATCGACCACGTCCATCTTGGCGATGGCACCACGGCAGTTGAAGTCGTCATCCGCGAGGATGTCGCTCATCAGGGTGTCAGAAACTTGCATAGTATTTTCCATTGTTGCTCCTAGCAGTCGTAACATACGACGAGGTGAATATCAATCTTCAAACGAAAGAACGCGCTATCACAAGTAACACAGCTAGCGATAGCGTAGATGTCTACACTAGACGTTCGTTCGCTTAAGAATCGAACCTTTTCTTCATAAGTCATTGAGCGGCATGGGTGGTTGGAGACATTAGACTTACGTCCCTCCCGCCCACATCGCATACAGAACCAGTGATCAATACGTCTTGAACGGTGCCTATGACGAAGTGAATGCATCCGACAGTTGGCCCATTGTGAGGTTTTGGAGTCGCTTCTTGTTCTTCAAGTTGTCCAGCACAAGCTGATCGGTTGGCAACATGATGAGGTCTTTGATCGTGAGGCCACGGTTCAGATCCATGCCAGGACGATGCCCACGATCCTCAGCCTGCATCCGAGCTTCCCCGTTAAAGCAGTTTGAGTAGAACAACTCAGTCGGACTAGCAGTAAGCGTCAGCGCCATACCACCAGCCTGCGGGTGACCGACGAAGCAGAGCTTCGGGAACTTCTCCCGCAGTTGCTTGTAGTTCGGATGGCTGCGATCCATTGCATCGAGAAGGATGTCGTCATCAATCTTCTCGCCAGTAGCCGAGCAACCTACATAGCCTTTGCCATCAACTCGGAGTGTTGACCAGCCGTGCTGATGAGCCATCCCGACCAAACGATCAAGAGTCCCGGTGAACCCACCCCAGACAATGTAACGTCCACAGTCTTCATGGAGGTCCAGATCGTCAATGAAGTATTGGTCCTTCGGACTGCCAACTGCCTCAGTATCCCGGGAGTAGATTGTGACTTCACCTGTGCCACCGCAGTTGTCGCACGTGACCGTCTTGAGGGTGAACTCACCAACTTCTTGGGGTGCCATGATGTCGACATCTTCGACAGGAACTTTAATCTCAAGCTCCTTCTCACCACGACAGTTCGGGCACTCTTCCTTGCCAGAGGGCACCTCTATGTATTGGAACCCGTCGCTGATTTCCCGCATGAGGGTAATGGCTGTGATCGCACGGGCAGCCCTCGTCTTGATGATCTGCGCGGCCCGGACAATCTCCGGGGTAGGCTTGATCCGAATAATCTGGTATTGCTTCTCAGGAAGATCCAGACAATCCTTCTTGAATTTAACAATGACAAGCCCTTTCATCCTCTTGTAAAGATAGCTAACCTCATCGCGGGAACGCTGATACTGATGGTAGTCATCCTCACCACGGTTGATCGCTGCGTGCTTGGGATCCCCGCGATACTGACCGCACTTCTGGCATCGCTTGGGATCATCAAGCCAAGCAACCTGATGCGGGTATTTCCCACCGGTGATGTTGTTCTCACGCATCTCGATGATACAGAGTCGTGACCGGAACTTGCCAACAGTCCCTTCTTTGATGAAGCCTGGGGCCGCGACCTCACACTGATGCCACCAGTCGACAGGAGTCTTAGGTGACGGTGTTCCTGACATGAGCATCACAACGGAGTCGTAGCCATGCTCGACACGGATGCTGTTTGCAAGATGCAGCGCGGCCCGGCTACGCTGGCTCGTCGGACCCTTGAGCTTGGATGACTCATCAAAGCAGATGAAGCGGGGCGCTGCTTTCCCGGATGGCCAATTCTTGACTCGTTTCTTCAAGCCATCGTAGGTCATCATCTCGGGCTTGACAGTAGCCTTCCACTTGACGAGTTCGCGACCGACAGCCTTGACACCGGAGACAGGACCGACATACCAGATGTCGTCATCCTTCAAGTCGAACTTCTTCTTCATGCGCTCGGCGGCTTCGATAAAGACGAGAGTCTTACCCGTGCCCATCTCACACGCAAGGATGATGTGCCGCACAGTGAGCGTGGCTGAGAGCATCTCAAGTTGGTGGAGGTAGAGTGGGCGATCCGTCGAGACCATCTCCACTGGTCGGTCGAAGTGAGCATAAGGATCAAGTTCGAGCATGAAGTCGATTTGAAATTGATTCCTGAGGCTGTCTGCGACACTCCATATCTTCCGTGGATTCGGCTCCTCAAATCCGTGATAGCGGTGAGCCTCCATCGTCTTAATCTCGGCATTCAACGAGGGCCAGTAGCCGAAGTGAAACTCAATCCTTCCCTTCGTGTAGACGAGTTTCCCCTTCTTGCGATACTTACCGACCCGGAGCTTGCACTCAACAGTGCAGGGTGATGTCAACATCGGTGCATTCTTCATTTTCTTGATAGTTTCCATGTCCATAGTTATAATCTTAAGACGAATGTATTATCGTGGAGCTTTTGCTTTTTCAAGTGGGAGAATACTTCCCGGAACCCGGCCTGCTCGAAACGAGCGATGACCTGATTCATAATCCATCGTAGCTCATAGGGTGCTTTCTCACGACACCCGCATTTAACCGCACGATACCATTGGTCCATCGATCCTGTGGCAATAACGAGAAGCTGCCTTCTCTTGCCTTGCTTAGTAAATAAAGAAAGCCCGGTGCCGTAAAGGGCATTCACCCCTTCAGCATCGAGCACCATAATAAATGAAATACTGAAGTGCCGGTGACCTGGATTAAACGGATCACGCAACGCTTCGACTGGTTTGTTCTCGGTATCGAACGAGCCTAGGAACGCCGCTGGATCTTTAACTTCCAGATGGCTGGCATCAATTCCACGAGTTGGACTCTCACCCGTGACGCGCTGGCAGACATCAATAAAGATGCTCCACTCAACATGCGTGATAGCTAACGGATAAACTTCATAGTCCATTGATGCCCCGCACCTGGCGGGAGGGTCGATGTTACCACCAACCCTCCCGCCCCACGTGCCAAGAAGATGGTTAGCGAGCCCGACTCCCTTCCACTTCCTCTTCCTTCACGCCTTCGACGTCGCTCTTCGGTGGGTTGCGGAATTTCTCCACAGCCTCCAACAGAGCGGTTTTCTCAGGCATCTCGAAGGGTGTGCTGCACGCCGAGCACTCCGGCGCATACCACTCGAAGTCTTTGTTCTGGCAGAACTGACTCCCGAGAGTGGCAGCCTTGTGCAGCCTGGACTTGACGTTACCCGCCTCACGGCGAGCACTCTTCGTGCCCATGAAAAACGTTGCGAAGGTCTTGATGCTGGGAATCCAGCACAAGAACTCCGGTCCGAACATACAGCCCGAGTTCTTCTGGAACGACTTCTTCTGAATCCGCTCGAACTCCGCACTGGCTGGATCGTAGTCACTGATGACGGCATCGCCGGTCTCCAGAGCCTTCGGGTGCCAATCAGCAACGAAGATGTCGAGGTTCTCCCCAAGGTCGTCGTTCTTCGAGTCACGAACCAACGCGTAGTGGTTGATCGGGAACTTCCCGGCCTTGCACAATTTGTTGTTCGCAGTGTTCAGTTGGAGACGCGGAAGGAAGACAGAGCCAGATGCCGCAGCATCGAAAGCCTTGTCGTCATACTTGTTCGCAGGAACAAGCGTGCCCATATCCTCAACTTTGACCAATTCATTTTCTGACATTTGATGATACTCCTGATGATAAAAAAGAAACGGTGAAAGATGCTGCCATCCGAGTGCCGAATGCTCGATTAGTCAAATCCGATTTTGGTGGCTTGTAGCCGGTTGCGTGTTGGCAATGGGCGGACGGATGACAGCTTAATGTTCCATGCGAGGGATCGAACCTCGGCTTCTGGGGAAAGAAACGTGGAAGACTTGCACTCCAGGCCCCTGTCGAGGCCCGACCTTTAACCCGGTTTTCTTTCCCGGAGGCCCCCGCGCTTTGCGAGATTCTATTTCCATTTCCCTAGTGTGCTACCCCTACACCACAGGAACAGGTCAGATGCCGGCATCCGAGTTGTGGAACAAGCGTTCCAACAACCCGGATGTTCGGCACCTGTTAGGGACTAGGAAACCGCTGCGGCCTCAGCCTCGGCGGCAGCCGTGGTGGCCTCGTCCAGTTCCTTCGCCAGCTTGGCGGCCTTCTTCTGAGCGCGCTCGACGGCCTTGGCCCTCTTCTTCTCCTCGCGCTGCGCCCGACGCTCGGCATCCCTCTCCTTCTGAACCTCAATCGAGTCGGGGTCCATGTGGAGCGCCCACTTGACTCCCATTGCGAAGCCTTCCGCCGGGGTGGCGACTCCGTTCTGGGTGCAGATGACGGGACCAATCTCAGCAGACTCAAGCTCTGCCTTGAGGGCAGCGAGCTTCTGCATGTGAGGGGTCGCCACGAACTCAGCAGGACCAGCTTCCTTACCAGCCTTGCGGGCTTCGCGGATCTGCTTGAGACGCTCAGTCGTCTGCGGGATGAACTCATCCGGGGTCGTCGTCATGGCACGGTCGAGCCAGTCAGCTTGCTCCTCAGCAGGCAGCTTGGCGAGAGCGTAAGCGTTGCTCAGACCGATCTTGCCTTCGTCCACGAGCTTGCGGGCTTGATCGCTCGCCAGCTTGTTAAGGGAAAGACGGCCACCGATCCACGACGTGCTCTTACCGAGCTTCGCAGCCAATTCGGATTCCGTCATCAGCGGGTTGCGGGTGAGAATGCGCTTGAGCTGACGGGTGTATTCGATTGGCTTCGTCTCGACCTTGTGGATGTTCGCCATGATCTGTGCTTCGAGAACTTGGTCCTCGTCCAGATCCACCACGTCCACGTTGATGTCCTCACGGCCCGCGTCCTTCGACGCATTGAACCGATGCAGGCCATCAATCAGCTCGTAGTAGGATGTGCCATCTTCGTCCTGACGCTCACGGACACTGATAGCACCGATGAAACCCTTGGAACGGATCGACTCGACCAGCCCCAAATACTCCTCAGACTCACGGTTGACTGTCCGCAACGCAACGTCGTTCTCACGGATGTCTGACAACAAAACCTTTTTCAAATCGCCCATGTGATATGATGCTCCCATCAAAATTGTTTAGCCATCCCATCGGATGGGATGGCATCTCCGTTCCCTCCCCGACGAAGGAAACTGCATGATAAACGGTGTCGGGATACTCTTAGACGTTAGATGGCCCACTAATCGAACCAGATTCCCCATTTTGTCGTAAACCCTTGTGGCATATAGACTTACAACAAATCCTGACAGACTGTATACCTTCTCTATTCTATATGTTACCATTTCCCCTTGTTCCTTTCTTTGAAGATACTTAGAAAACAGTCAGTCAGTCAGAAGGAGAGATTGTGGAATATGTTGGGCGATTGTGGATAACTTTTCCGTGGGTCGGGATTCTCGATCCGGCCAGGAATAAGTTACTAACATTTGTGAACAAATTGTGGATAACTTTTTCAGGGTGATGGGGCCATCCAATGCAGCCTACTAGAACAGAGGCCATCAAGAAGTTCCTCACGGCTAACACCCATGAGGATCTTGCAGGGATGTATCATCACGATATGGAGGTCCAGGTCAACGTCGCGCAAGATGGCGGGGAACGAGTGACCAAAGACTTCAAGGGTCGTCAGTATCAGGCATACACGGATCATGTGCAGACATGGAAGGCAATGCGTATTCCGTATAAGGCCAATTCCGATCCTGAATATACAGACGTTCCCATGTCCTTCGATCTTTCGGCGCATGTCGAGGGTATTGGAATGACCGGTTGGGATTGGGTGAAGCGTGTTTCTCGGTGGGTTGCATATGACTTTGATGCCATCATCGGTCACAGTGATAAACACCTTGCGAAGCTGACACCTGCTGAGCTTGAGGCTGTGCGTGCCGCAGCATTCAAGATCCCATGGGTGAGTGTCCGGAGGTCTACGTCCGGTTCCGGGCTGCACCTCTACGTTATGCTCAAGGCGTTTCCCACCCAGAATCATAACGAGCACGCTGCCCTCGCTCGTGCGATCCTGGGTAAGATGGCTGCGCTGACGGGCTTCGATTTCCAATCCGCCGTGGATATCTGCGGGGGCAACATGTGGGTCTGGCATCGTAAGATGCGTGGGACGGATGGCCTTGAGCTTCTGAAGGAAGGCTCCCCGCTTGACGACATTCCTCCTAACTGGCAGGATCACGTTAAGGTTGTCTCGGGCTCCCGCCGCAAGGCACTGCCGAAGGATATCGAGTCTAGTGGGAAGGGTGATCTGTTTGAAGAGCTAACAGGTCAGCGCCCCAAGATCAAGTTCGATGCCGACCATCAACGATTGATTGATTGGCTCGAAAACAGCGACGCTCTTTGGTGGTGGGACAAAGACCACTACATGCTTGTCACTCACACTTTTCACCTACAGGAAGCACATGAAGAATTATCGTTCAAAGGTTTCTACAAGACGGACTCAAAGGGAAACAACACCAATGAGCAGAACTGCTTTGCCTTCCCCATCAGCCGTGGAGCTTGGGCAATTAGACGATATACTCCTGGTGTTCAAGAGCATTCTTCTTGGAGCCAAGATGGAGCTGGTTGGACAAGATGTTACCTTAACAGAGAGCCCGACCTCGCAACAGTATGTCGTGCCTTTGGAGGTATTGAGGACCTTGACGGTAGCTTTGAGTTCCTAGACGCAGAGTCTGCGATTCGGGCGGCTAAGTATCTAGGAGTTCACATCGATGTGGACATCAGAATGATGAACCGCAAGTGTGTTCTCAAGGCTCATAAGGATGGTCGTCTCGTCGTTAGGGTCAAGCACGAGAAGGAAGACGACGGTGGTAAGATGGTTGGGTGGTCTGTTAAGAAAACAGACTGGCAGCGCATCTTCTCAACGCGTCTCGTCTCTGCTGAGGCCCCGGACATTGCGAATCACGATGACATCATCCGTAAGCTAGTGGTGAAAGCGGATGCCTCGCGTGAAGACGCAGGGTGGATGATCAAGACTGAGGATGTCTGGTCGCGTGAACCCAAGGAACACATCAAGCTGGCGCTTGGCTCCAAAGGTTGTAACGGGAAAGAGATCACAGGCATCATGGGTAGTGCAATCCTACGACCTTGGAAGATCGTGAACAAGCCGTTTCAACCTCAGTATCCTGGTGACCGTGAGTGGAACCGTAACGCCGCACAGTTACGTTACCCACCTACGCAGGACACGGATGAGCTACACTACCCGACGTGGACAAAGATCCTTGAGCACTGTGGTTCCGGTCTCGATGACGCCATCAAGATCCACCCTTGGTGCAAGACGAATGGGATCTTGAACGGCGCGGATTACCTCAAGATTTGGGTAGCGTCTGTGTTCCAAGATCCTTACCTTCCGCTACCTTACCTGTTCTTCTACGGCCCCGAGGATAGTGGGAAGAGCAGCTTTCACCGTGCGTTGAAGAGGTTGCTTACTCGTGGATATGTCCGGGGAGACCAGGCACTCACGAACCAGCAGAACTTCAATGGTGAATTGGATGGCGCCATCATCTGCGTTGTTGAGGAGACTGATCTTCGCAAGAACAAGGTAGCCAACCGGCGTATGAAGGACTGGGTCGAGGCTGATGATTTCAATTGCACCTACAAAGGGAAGACTGCTTTCTTGGCTGTCAACACGATGCACTGGATTCAGTGTGACAATGACTTCCAAGCTTGTGCAGTCTTCTCTGGCGATACACGTGTGACCATGTGTTACGTCAAGGCGATTGATCCATTAGCAATGATTCCGAAGAAGAAGCTATTCCCATTGCTTGAGAAGGAAGCACCCGACTTCCTTGCAGAGATTCTGAGCCTTGAGATTCCTGAGTCGAACAGCCGTCTGAACGTCCCTATCGTTGGGACGGATGCGAAGTCAGCAGTTCAGAAACTCAACCAGAGTAGCTTGGAAATCTTCATCGACGAGATGTGTGCATCCGCTCCAGGGCAGATGATTAAGGTATCCGATTTCTACAACAAGTTCTTCAACTGGCTTGAGCCGGGTGAGCAGGATAAGTGGACGAAGATCAAAATGAATCGGTCACTTCCTCCTGAGTATCCAAAGGGTCGAAGACGTAAGGACGGACAGCACTACATTGGAAATCTCTGGTGGCGCGGTCAAACAATGGATACCGAAGACACAAAGAGGTTAATCAGTGACGGAAAGTATCTGACCCCTACCAATGATTAGAGAACTGCTAGACAAACTACAACCTGCTCAAAGAAAGCAGCTTATGTGTGCGTTTGAGCAGGAAACGGCTTACTATATTGAACTGGATGACGGCATCTTCGTTGGCGTCAACGTAGGGCCATTGAAGAATTTAGTAATTGAAGATGAATCAGGCGTTTGGGCCTGTGGGAGAATGAGATGAGTTTGCCCCCGATCTGTATTAAATGGTCTTGTGAGAAATTACCGGATGGTGCCATCGGACATCGTCCTGGTTGCGTGGGAGAGCAGAAGGAATATAATAGTGTTAAAGATTCTGGTGAGAGACGCGAGTTCGCTACAGGCAGCGTTAGAGATGTGCGGGCAGGTAAAGGGAGGTTCGATCTTATTCCTCCCTACTCCTTACGAAGACTGGCCAAGCACTATGAGAATGGTGCAGTCAAGTATGGGGACCGAAATTGGGAGAAAGGGCAACCCGCTTGCTCCTACGTGGACTCAATGCTCAGACATGGTCAGGACTTTCTTTCGGGAGACCGATCCGAAGACCATTTGGCTGCTGTCGTCTGGAATGCCTTTGCCGCTATGTGGACTCTAGAGATGGTTCGACAAGGCAAGTTTCCAGAAGCATTCAACGACATGCCCAAGGCGATGGCTGACATCGAGAAGTTTGTTCCTCCTGCAGACATGCCGTTCTAATGACGGAGGCTGAAATGCGTAGGCAGCTTGAGCAAATGGCTGCCAAGTGGAATGGTCGTAAACACCTAGAGGAGCTTGATATGTTCGTTAATCGCGATCTTATCTTCAAGCTTCTTGAATTCATCAGGGAGCGATAATGGGACTCTTCGATAGCCTTGATAGTGTTAGCGGTTCCAAGGACACCAAGATCCTTAGAGCCCCTTTCGGATATCCCGGTGGCAAGAGCAGGAGTGTCAAGGAGATCCTTCCTTACCTCCCTTATCGTGCCAAGTATATTGAACCGTTCGGAGGGAGCGCCGCGATTCTACTCGCTAGGCAACCCTCGAAGCTGGAAGTCTACAACGATCGTTACGGTGGCGTGGTAGCCTTCTACAAGTGTATGCGTGATCCCGCGATGTTCGCATCCCTTTGCGAGTGGCTTGGAATGACTGTCCATGCTCGTGAGGAGTTTGTGGATTGTAAGGCTACTTGGGTCAATCATGATGATCCCATCGAGCGTGCTGCTCGTTGGTATTACATGCTTCAAAGTAGTTTCGGATCATTGGGACGTAACTGGGGGCGCCAGACCTCACGTTCGAGCATGGCTGGGAAGATCAGGAACAAGCTCGAACTGTTCCCTGATATTCATGCCCGCTTCCGTAAGGTTCAAGTCGAGAACCAAGATTGGGAAGACTGCATGAGGGATTACGATTCCAAGGATGCCGTCATCTACTGTGACCCACCCTACTGTGACGTGTATCGTGGGACTTACAAGAATGAGATGACTCCTGCCAGACATAAGGAGTTCCT